TGAGCGTCAGGAGGTTGCTGAAGGTGTCGGTTTGCATCAGATGCGGTTGGGAGCCAGATGGGGAAACTTCTTCTGATGATAGCGGATGAACTCCTTGCTGTTCACCTCCTGCCGCCCAAACTTGTGAATCAGCCGGAAATACTCATCGGCAGGGTAGAAGGCCACCGCCTTGCCCAGCCCGGGGATGGTTTTGTGCCCCTTCCACTTCTTGGCTTCGTGCGCAGCCAGCACCTCTTCCTTCCTCTCCGTCACCTTCACCAGCTCAAAGCCGGTGCGAATCTCACGAATCAGGGCATCCTTGACAGCTCCCTCCCCGGGGAGCTTGGTGATGATGTGCATAAAAAAGGGCTCCCCCGGTGTGGAGGAGCCCCATTGTAGCAGCCCTGCGGGCTGTTAGCTGAACTTGGCGAGGTCGATGATGCGCAGGCCGATGACAATCTCACCAGCGGTGAGGGACGCGATGGCCGCATCCGTCACCTTGATGTAGACGTCCGCAGCGGACGCACCCTGCTTCACCGCCTGCGACAGACCGGAGGTGTTCGTCGCGGTGCCAGCGGTGTACTGGTCACCCGTGTTGAACACCGGGTTGGTCATCGCATCAACGTCGAGGGCGTTGATGAACTCATCGGGGTCAGCCAGCGTGGTGCCGACGTCGATCACCAGCGTGCTGGAACCGGCGATGTCCACCGTGTTGGCGACACCGACCAGCTCCACCGCGCCGTGCGCCGGAATCTGGGCAATCACCCGCGTACCACCGTTGCCGATGGCGATCAGGTCATTGTAGTCCAGACGGACGACATCAGTGAACACACCCGACTCATTAACAGTTACTTTGGCCATGTTGGATTCCTCCTTGGTTGGGGGTTAGCTGAGGACCGTGATCTTGCCGTGCGCCGCCGGATGCGCCACCTTGAGGGTGCCGGTCCAGTCGACGTAGCCACGCTCACCACCGCCCAGATTGGGCAGGCGGGTGGAACCGAGCGGGATGAGCTCGCCCACAGCGTAGAAGTCCGGGTTGATGAGGTAGCCCGTGTCCTTGTTCGTGATGTCCGGCGCGCAGTCCGGGTTCATGTCCACGATGGTGATGATGCCGTGGTCGGACTGATACTGACCAACCGCCAGCTTGATGAGACCGGACGAGCTGTCGGCATTGTACTGCCGCAGCGCACCGCTGGTCGTGTCAGCGCGGGCGAAGTCGGTGACCACCCGGCGGAGGGCCGTGTCGGCCAGCAGCGTCAGCGAGTTGGTCGCGCCGTTCTGCCGGTAGACGGAGGTGATGAGGTTGTTCAGCACCGTCTCGCTGAAGGTGCCCGAGGAGTGGATGGAGCCAGCCGGGGTGCGGTAGTCGGCAGGGACGTCCGCCGGACCGGCGGAGTCAATCCAGTCACCGAAGCCACGCATCGTGTAGGCGACGCCACCACCGTTCTCGGCGGCGCGGTCCTGCGTGCCGAGAAGGGTCTTCTCGACGTCGCGCTTCAGTTCCTTGACGGCCTTCATCTCCGCACGGGCGATGTCCTGCGGGCCAACCGAGGAGACGGCCTGCTGGAAGTCGCTGACGCGGAAGGACCGGCGGCGCTTGTGGATGTAGTTGCCGAGACGGGCAACCGACTCAAACTTGTCGTCGAAGTCGGTGACGTCAGCACCCTCGCTCACCGCGTCGGAGACGGGCGAGGCGAGCTTGTCAACACCCCACTCAACGAAGGTGGCGTTGCACTTGAACTTGTCAGCCGCGCTCAGGAACGGGGTGTCCGAGGGCGCGAGCGTGTTGATGGCATCGTGCAGGTCCTCACGGTTGAGGGCCGCCGCGCCGGGGCTGGTGGTATCGTAGGTAGCGGAGAACGACATAACTAATTATTGTTTACTGCGTTTAGAGATTTGTGCTGCGCGGAGGGCAATGAAGTCGTTGGGGCTTCCAGTTTGCTTAAACCGGCTTTCAATGTCTTTCAGTTGGCGGTCCATCCGGTTTTCAGGCCGGTCGGAGGCCGCAGCAACTTGAGACGGGTTGGACGGGGGCGCTAGCGTGGGAGACTTCGGCTTGGCATCCATCTCCAGCGTGCGCCGCCCGTAGATCGAGTTGGCGGCGTGGGCCACCAAGTATTCAATCTGCGGGGCAATCTCGGGGACCAGCTCCTTCGCCCGCTTGAGGCGGGGGTCGCTCACCATAGCTTCGTAGCGCTTGCGAGTGTCATTGTCCTCGCCAGCCATCCACGGCAACTCGTTCTTGGCCAGAGCCTTGAACTGCTCCTCCATCGCATATCGCTGCGCCCTGTTCTGGAGTTCCTTCCACTGAGCAGGGATGTATTTGGTCTGGCGACGTCGGGCGTTGCGGAGCATTTCCCGCATCTGCATCTTGGTGTAGGTCTTGCCGTCGTCACTGGTGTAGACGACTTCATCGCTACCAAGATCCTCAGCCTTGAAGAGGATGTCCTCCGCCGACTCGACGAAACTGTCCACCTCTTCCTTCTGCTTTTGCAGCTCTTCGACGGTGGCAATCGACTCGTAGGGGTTGTCCTCAACCTTGGCCTCTGGGAGCTGCTGTCTGGCCTGCACGATGGCAAGTTCCAGAGCGGCTGCCTTCTCCTCGGCAAGCTTGCGCTTGGCCGTGAGCTCGGCAATTCGCTTGAGCAGCCCGCTCTTGCCCTTCTGGGCAAGCTCGGAAATCTCCTCGTCCGTAAGGTCCTCGATGTCCTTTGAAAGAACCTCCTTGGGGGGCGTGGCTTCGGCGTCGGTGGTGCCCTCCTTGGGCGCTTCCACCTTCTCCTCAACCTGCCCTGTAGGAGCCGGTTCAACCTGCGCGGGTTTGCCGCTCAGTTTGGCAATTCGGGCCGACAGGAAGGCGGCATCCGAAGTTGGCTTGTTTTCCACGGCTGGTTTAGCGTCTGCCGCGTTGGACGTAACGACTTCTGACATGGTTGTTTCCGCCATCTTTGCGCCATGGCGACTGCGAATTGAGCGGGATGCTATCACACGATTTTGATGCTTGACCCCAAATGGGCCTAGCTATGCCTTGGGGTATGGACCCCAAGAGCCTTGAACGCCTCCACAACAATGAGGACTTCCTCGCCTTCTTGGAGGATGTCCAAGCCCAGCGCGAGGGCTGGATTGGCCAGCTTCACGACCGTTCCGTGGACAGCGTGCAGCAGATCGCCGGGCGCATCTGCGCCCTCGACGACATCCTTGGCGGGGCCAACTACAAGGAGCTTAAGGCCAAGTGGGCCTCGCTCAGGCAGTGAGCCCCTGCGTCTGAACCTCGCCCATCTGGGCGGGGGCAGTGCCAATCCGCCCAATCTGGGCGTTCTGCATCTGCTGCATCTGGAACTGGTATTGCTGCAAGTATTTCTCCAGACGCCCACGGAACGCCTCGTCCTGCTGTAGACGCTGCATAACGTCGGGCTGCTGGGTGTACTGCTGAATCACCTGCATCGCCACCTGAGCGCCATTAGGACGGGCGCCCACTTCGATGCCCGCGTAAATCTTGGACAGGTCGTCTGTCACCTGCTTCACAATCTGCTGCTGCGACTCCTCGGCAGGCTGGAGCACGGCATCCGCGAGCAGCGGGTTGATGGACGAAGCCATCGCTTCCAGCAGGCGGTCCATATTGATGCGCCCGTTGCGGTCAAACTGGACGAGGCTCACAAACTGGTTGAGCTGCGTCTCCAGATTCTCCGGGTCGGCGGACAGGACGTCGTAGTTGACCACGATGTCGAAGTTCTCATTCGGGTCGCCCCGGGAGAACCGCTGCGGATCGGACACGCCCGTGACGCGGAAGAACACCTCCTCCGGGCCGAAGCGTTGGTAGCACTTGAAGGCCAGACGGATGACATCCCTAACGTGGCTAAGAAACTTGTCCACGAAGTGCTGCTGCCGGATGCGGCTCATCGGGTTTTCGTGGTCCAACCCCATAATGGTGTTGGCCTGCTGCATCATCGTGTTCTCCAGCTCCACGGAGCCGGGGTTGAACGGCGGAGTCGGGCCAAACTGAATCTCGCCCATCCGGCGGTAGGGGATGCGGGCAGCAGGGCCGTAGTCGGTGGGCGGCTGGCCCGTCACCGGGTAGAGCAGCGGCGGAATGGTCGCCATACTGTTCCGGTCGGAACGGCTGTCGCGCTCGCCCTTAATCTGCCACTGAAGGCCGATGAGCTGCTCAGGCACCGTCGCCAGCTCGTACAGGCGCTTGTTGTCCTCAAACAGCTTGGTGACCACGAACGGATAGTCGTCGTAGCCGTTCATCAGCTCAAACTTGGCGTATTTGGGCTCGTCCGTCCGGCCCGTGTAGCGCTGGTGGAACACCGTGCAGTAGATGCCCTGCGCGTTCTCCTCCTTGTCCACCATCCGCTGGTAGGCGTAAATCACCTCGTACAGCTCGTTGGTCATCTCCTGCGCCGAGCGGTTGGTCTGCGTGTTGGTGCGCGGGTCGGTGAGGTCGATGCTGACAGGCTGCGTAGACGTCACGTAGTCCACCCACTCCGCATCCCAGCCCTCCGTCGCCACCTTGTTGTGCAGCTCCTGCGCCGTGTGCAGGACGCGCAGGAAGCAATACGGGGCACGCTGGTAGTCCGTCGTGTAGGCCGGGAAGAAGACGTCCCCGTCCGGCGCACAGGCCATCGTGCAGGGGGCGTTGATCGACTGCCGCACCACCGACAGCTCCGCGCTTCCCGTGTCCCGCAGCTTCTTCACCGCCACCTTAGCCTTCTTCAGCGTCACCCCCTTAAACTGCTGCGTGAAGAGGGTGGCAATCTGCTCGTCAGCCTTGCCCTCGATGATGAGGGTAGCCATATCCGGGCTCAACTGGGCAATCTGCTGGAGATCGAGCCGCTGCATAAACGTGCGGTCCTCCTTCTTCCAGCCGACGTAGGTCACCATAATCCCACGCTCAAATAGGTAGTTGGCCCCCAGCTCCATTTGCCGCTTGAAGTCGGGAATGTAGCTGCTCACCATCCACTTCAGGAAGGCCGACGTCACCCGCGCCCGCCCGAGGTCGCCCATCTCCACCGGGTAGGCCCTTACGTTGGCCCGCGACAGCGCCGACATACACAGCGCAACGTAAGTGTTGATAAAGTTGTTGATGAGGGGCACCTCCGTGTCCGACGCCCCTTCAAACGGGAAGGCGTCGGGTCCCCACTTGCGGAGGTCTTTGGCTTTGTTGGGCCAGATGCAACGGCGGTAGTCGAAGCTGTCACGGGTGGAGCTAAGATACCAAGCCAGATCGTTCACCGTCCGGTCGTAGGCGGTCTTGAGCGCAAGGACGTCCGGCTGCTTGCCGACGTAGGTGAGGGCCTCGGTGTTGTTCGTTTTCATTCCTTGGGGCAAAGCTTGCGCTGAAGTCCGACAATGATTTTGTTGCTGAAAGACTTGTTGGCCCCCACCTTGTCGGCCAGAAGCTCAGGGGCCATCGGCTGGTAGCAGGCGCTCAGGGTCCGCGTGAGGATTTCAAACCCAAGCAGACGGTCCATCTGCTCGGCTTGCCACGCCGGATTGAGGGTCGGGTCAACGCCCGCCAAGAGCTTCGTGTCGGTATGATTTTCCACCGTTGGCGTCCTCGATGACGTCTACGTTAATTAGTTTGCCCACAAGCCTATCACACCAACTGGGTTTCACGGCCACCAACACCTTGTCCCCCAGCCCCACTTCAGGGATGCAATAAATCCAATGGGGGTTGGGGGCCGCCTTGACGGCCCGGACGCGGATGCGCTTGGGCACCGCCAACGGCACAGCCACCGCAAGCCTCACCTTGTCGGCCCCAGCCCGGGTGAACCAGTGCTTGCCGTCAAGGATGCCGTGCTCATCGTCGGCCAGCTTCTCGTCCCGGATGCGGGCAAGCTGGAAGCGGGTGATCTTCAGCTCATTGGCAAGGTCCTTGAACGAAACCAAGTCGTTGCACCAAGCCACATTGGTGGATGCGTCAGTAGAAGGCATTTTTAGGGCGGGTTATGGCCATCTGGCCGGGTGAAATGTGCCTGATGTCGGCTATGGCAGCATACCGGAGGACGTCCACGGGGTCCTTCCACGCCTCGTCCAGCCCACCCTCAGCCGTATACTCCTGAATGGCCGTGATGATGTTCTGGCAGCGGTTGCTGATGTAGATGCGGGGCCGATTTACGCTGTCCATCGGCTTTTTACGGTCGTAAGCCATCTTGGTTTGCAGCGCTTGCAGGCCATCCTCGATGTCCAGCCCCGGGGCAGGCACAAAAACGAGGCCATTGTCGCTCAAGTCTTCAATGATGGACGACGCCCCGTTCTGCGTCTGGTACTTCTGGGCGCCCAGACGGGGGTCGATGAGCCTTTCCAAGGGTTTCAGCCCATTGTCCTGCTCAATCTGTCCAATCAGGGCCACGTAGTCGCCTATCCCATAGCCCAAACCCTTGGCCCCGGGGCCGTGCATCCACCTTCCACCCCTCATCTCGGCCCATTCCCCCACGTTGACGTCCGGCCACTCGGCCACCACGTACCAAGTGTCGCTGGGATCGACCACAATCCAGCACATAAACCAATTCTTCCGCCCCGCCGGGTCCAGCACCATAAAGTGGGTGGTGTCCTTCTTGGGTATCTTCTCTGGTTCGATGACGTTGACGTCGATGGAGAAGCCCGGGAAGCGTGTCGTGAGCGTCTTGGTGGGCACCCCGTAGGCCGCCGTCAGCGTGTAGGCGTCGTCCCCCTTGGCCTTACACTGCTCGGCTATGGCCTCATACCCCGACCAAGGGTTGTCCTTGCTGTGGAAGTAGACGATGCCCGTGTTCTTGGGCTCGTTCTCCTGAAGGTAGGGCACCTCCATCCCCTTGAGCAGCTCTGCCCGCCGCGTCTCCACCGTCTTGGCCCCGTCCAAGTAGTAGCGCACCGTCTCCGTCGTCCCATCCTTGGGCGTAAACGTCAGCAGCATCTTGGCCCCACGGGTGGCCAGACGCAGGTAGAGCCGGTCCAGCATCTCCATCCCCATCAGGTATTCGTCACACCACGCCCCGACGTTCGTCCACTTAGGGCTCAGGCTCCCCAGCTCCATACCCTCAAGGATGGTTTGGTTCTGCTGGTATTGGCTGTACGTCTTGAAGATGATGCGGCTCCGGTTGGGCAGCACCAAGCTGTTCCCCGCAAAGCCATTCTGCATCGAATAGCTGATGTAGTGGGTTTCCTCCGTCGCCTTCTTCTTCAGCTCCAGCGGCAGGTAGGTGTAGACGGCACTCTGCTGCACCAAGATGGACGTCTCCTGATTCTGGCTGAAGCAATACAGGAGGGCCTCCTCGTTCTCCAGCGCCGCCTTCACCACCGTCTTGGCCCCAAACATCGTCTTGCCGCTTCGGTTGGCCCCCAGCAGGAGCAGCGTCTTACGCTTGGCCAGCATCTGGTCTGCCTTGGTCCAATGCGGCAGCTCCCACCCATACCTGTACGGATCGCGCCTGCTGTTGGCGATGGCTTCGTGGTAGAGCGTGTGCAGCTTCACCAGCCCTTCCGGGTCCATCCTAGCCATCTCCTGAGCCGTAGGCGGCTTCAGGATGGGGTGGGGCTGCCAAGACAGGCTCATTCCTTGGGCGTCACATCCTTGGCCACCACATTCAAAGCATCCGCCTTCAAGGCGGCCCTAGCCTCCTCAATGGCCTTCCGCGCATCCTCAATCGACGGAGCCCCACCCTTGTGCTCAATGGTCACCCGGTTGCCGTCCGTGGCCATAAAGAACTTGTCGGCATAGATGCCATAGCTCATCGCCAAGTCCCTGATGTTCACCCGCTTAAGCGCCCCTTCGTCTTCGGCCAACATCTTCATCTTCTCCTGCTGGAGCATCCTAGCACCCTCAATCAGCTCCATTGCATCCTGCGCCACAATCTCCTTCCGCTTCTCTATCAAGCCCTTATGCCGCGCCCTTAGCCCCACCAGCGTGTACCAATCAACCCCCTCGTCCCGGACAATGCTCTTCCAGCTCCTACCCTCCGCCATCAACTCCAACAGCCGAGCCGCCCGCTCAGGCTGCCGCGCCTCAATACTGCGCCCATTCTCCCCCGCAGCCACAATGGCCTTGGCCACTTCCTTCCTGATGGCAGCGCGTTCACTCATACCTCCCACTGGGGAATATTCCCCATCCTGTCAACATCCCCCTTCCATAACAATAAATGGAAACTATTTGGCCAGTTGGGTGTAACTTTTTACCCCCGCCCCCCGTCCCCTACTCCTTTCAATACCCCGGGGAACCCCAAGGAGCCACTTCCGTTACAGGGCGACTGTGTAATTTTTTTAAACCTACCCGGGTAGACCCGATCAAGTTGCGGACTCCGGTGATAGTAGCACCCCCTCCCCCCCACGTTAGTGGGGGGTGAGGGGGCGGGGGGGGCGGGGGGGGTCCGAGGGGGTGCAGGGGATCTCCCCTGCTCGTCGCTGCGGTAGCAGCGCCACTGCGTGAGCAGTGGAGATTCCGGGGGCTGCACCGGAGGTGCCGGTGCCGAGAGTGGGGGCTGCGAGCTGTGTGGGCGTGGAGACTGGCGATGCCTAGGCTTGTGGGATGCAGGGTGCTGAGGCCAAGGCCGAGGAGCCGTAGGCGACGAGAGCCCTGGCCGTGCGTGTGCGCGATAAAAAAAGGGGGAACCGGTATGGCGACCGATTCCCCCTTTGCGGTGGGGCTAGCTGGGCTACTTCCGGCTATTCCTGTCGGAGACTATGAAGAGCAGGATGGCACAGATGAGGATGAGCGCGGCTGTGGCGCCGAGCATGAAGTGGAAGGACTGGTTCACTTGGTGTCGAGGAGGGTGGACTGGAAGGAACGACCATTGGTGTGCTGGGCAGGCCAGTTGGAATAGTCGTTGTAGTTGGAGTAGTCGGTGGGGAGGGCAAGCTTGGGCTTGACCGGAGCGGGCGGCTGGAGCTTCCACTGCGACAGCTTGCCACTGCGCGGAGCGGTGGGGCTGAAGGAGATGAAGGACCAAGGCTTCACTTCGTGGGCCGGGTAGGTGGTGGCGATGCGGACGGCATCCGGCGTGGTGCCGAAGGCCCAGCCGTGGCCGGGGATACGGGCGCAGTGGAGGTTGGCCTTGTTGTCGCGTGCAATGTGGACATTGCGCTTGGCGTCGATGAGGCCGAAGGCCGCGTAGCCCTCCACCTTGGCAAGGCCATCCTTGCCTGCGGCGAGGTAGGCTTGGAGGAGAATCTCCGAGTCACAGGTGGAGCGTTTGGGCTCGTAGGTGTCGGAGGAGACGACGCCATTGTGGATGAGGCCGTGATTGCGGTCGATGAACGGGTGGGTGTTATCGACGTTGACGTCGCAGGTGGCATACCTGCCGTGGATGAGCAGGGCGCCGCCATTGCTGCGCTTGTTGAACAGATGGTCGTCAGCGAAGCCGTCCACCCACTCGGGGGTGGAAGGGCAGAGGCGGGGAGCGCTGCTTTTGATGTAGGCGAGACGGTTGGTCTCGCTAATCCAGAGGGCGCCGAAGCCGTGGCGTTCGCCGCTGTTGTGGAAATACGACCAAGCGGCGCGGATGAGGGCGTTACGCTGGGCCGGGTTGTGACCGGTGAGGATGAGAATCTTGCACATAGTGAT